GTGCACAGGAAATTATAAGGGATCAAAAATGGTATACAAGAGTTGGAGTACACTATGCCTCACTTTAGTCACATGAACAATCGAGATAAGAACTCTCGATACTCAGGTACATTTGTAAGTAGGAACGGCAGGCCCTTTCTTATCTCTGAAATCACAGAGTCTAATGTGGTATCAGGTAAATTTATGCACAGCCAACGTCGAGGAACCTTTAATTTTGATGAGCTGGATTCAAGCCCTCCAAGACTAGGCTTCATGAATGGCTTTGAGATCCCTACATATGTTGTAAGGAAAGGTAGCCGCTTCTATAAGCAGGGACTATCTAATAGTAATCTCCAAATGATCCGGTGCTTTTGGGATCACGGTATGATTACTATTAGTCGTCAGAAGGTAGACCATCTTATGGAATCCATTGATGGCATGTCCAACTTTAATGACATGATGAATGGGACATATCCTAGTTTCTCTGAGTGCTTGGAGCGTCTTGATTCTGTTGATCATCTCCCTTCTCAAGCATTCTGTAGGGAGTTTACTATCTTTGCAGCAGACGAAGATGATCAGTTCCTTTTGATTGGCCCTAACTGTAGGGCTGTTGGTAAAGTAACAGACAATGGAGAACCTGAATTAGATAATGAATTTAACTATTACCGAGAACTTCTGGAGGCAAGACTATGAACATTGTTGATCAGCTTGAGCAACGAGAAAAGGCTGGTGACGTAGGTATTGAGATTGAAGTAGAGTTTGATAGTGAGTCATCCCTAGAGAGAGCACGAGAGAACACTCCATCTGGCTGGACTTATACAAGTGATGGGTCGCTTAGAGGTTATGCCACTGAGTTCATCCTTCGACAGCCCTGTAAGCCTCGTAAGCTCTCTGAGTATATCAATCGAATCTATGATAATGCTCTTGACTTTGATGATATTGTAGACAGTGATAACTGTAGCACCCATGTTCATATTAACTGCCAGCGGTTGACATTGCAGCAGCTTGTAAATTTTATTTGTGTCTACTCTATCCTTGAACCCATCCTTATTGATTGGTGTGGTGAGCACCGTAAAGGTAATCTGTTCTGTCTGTCTATGCTTGAAGCAGAGGATCAGTTCTTTACATTGAGTGAAGTAGTGGGTGGAAGGATTCAAATGATTCAGCGTGACCGAGCCAAGTATGCTGCTCTTAATATGGCAGCACTGAATCAGTATGGTTCTCTTGAGTTCCGATCAATGAGGTTCCCTATCCCTAAAGATACTATGGAATCATGGGCCTCTATGCTTCTTCGGCTTAGAGAATATGCTTGTACCTTTGATACGGCACCAGATATTCTTATGCGCTATTCTGAGTTTGGTTTGGATGAGTTTCTTAGAGAGGCTTTACCTGAACACCATGAGTTGTTTAATGTTACCTCTACTCTCCGTGAAGAAGTAACGGAGACAGTATATAGGGTTCAAGCACCAGCCCATGAACCAGTAATGCAGCCGCGTCGGCAAAGATGGTCAGCAGATCGTGAGAGCCACCGAGGCAGGGAAGGCTTCTATAAATTTGATTTAGATAGTCCCATCCCTATAGGCGGCCCATCTCTAAGACCCCGTACTCGTGTTTATATGAATTATGTTATTGATCGGACTCCTATGAATCATAGTCTGTATACATGGAGCCGTGATCTTAATGATCCACTAACTCGTAATGAATGGGAAGACTTTAAATTCCGAGTACGTCAATGCTGGTTAGAATATGAACGCTCCAGAAATAATTAAGTATCCCTTTGAAGAAGGCTGGAGGATCTGTCTCTTAACAAGATTTGATAAGGATTATGCTTACATCTTGAGGTGTGACCTTGAGACTAAGCTGATTCGGATTAAGAAGGAGACAGCCCTAGCTAACTTACAGGCATTCAAGACCTCGACAACAGTAACACAAGCTGTTTATACTCTTGAGAAATATCTACCATCAGATAACGAGGCAATATCTGCTGAGATAAGGAGGCTATATGATAACGATCAAGTGTTCGTTATGCCCTAATACCATTGAGCTGCCCGAAGTTGAATCCTGTAACCTACCTATCATTACAGGTGACGAGACGACAGCTAACTGGCATATTAATTTCCACCCAAGTAATGATGGCCCCGATATTGATAGGTGTCCTAGCTGTCAATATAAATTTGTAACGTCTGTTCGTGAGGCTCAAGAAAAGATCCTTGAGGAAATGCAAACCTCTGAGCCCCCTGAGCAACCCGCTACAATCTTTACATTAATTCAAGGAGATGACGATGACAAGGTTCACTGAGATCTCTGAGTATCTTGAAGTATCTCCTGAGGGCCCATGGATAGTGGGCGGCGCAGTAAGGAAGCACTATTTTGATTTACCTCAGGATGCAGATTACGACATCACCTGTTCTAATCAAGCTCAGTTAGATTATACTATCAACATTGCTGATGAAGAATGGGTACTTGAGGAGGAGTCAGAGTATGCTCGTTCATATATTTGGGATGATAGTAAGATTCAGATCCTAAAGAAAATGTATCCAAGCATTGAGGAGACCTTCAAGGCTTTTGATTTTACTTGTTGCTGCTTTGCTTGGGATGGTGATCGAATTCATACAGGGGATAATAGCATAGAAGATGCACGAAGTCAAGTGTTATCTCTAGTCTCTGAAGATATTTATGGCAAGGAAGCTGTCATGTCTATTGTCCATGGGCTTCGTTATAAATCTCAGTATGGATTTGAGTGTCCTGATGAGCTTATCGAGAAGCTGGCAAGGCTTGGACTCCATAATAGTGAAGGTGAGAAGGCTGCTTACTTGCAGCGTGAAAACTATCGAGCAATGTATGGTGGCGCTAGAGGGTCAGGTATGTCGATGGCTTCGCGTTCTTTTCAGGAGTTGGCTGGGCGTATTAACCAAGATGCTGCTAATCAACTAGCTAGAGATATAGAGGAACAAGTATTAGAACGAGCCACAATCCAAGTACCAACAGATAATAATATATGGACAACAACAGCCGCTACCCCTGTTGAACCTGAGACTAGTCTTGAACGAATACGAAGGGATCAAGCAGAAGCTAGAGCGCACCGAGCACTGGCTGAACGAGCATCAAATGTACTGCGAAGGAGATGGAATGGAAACAATTAAATTAGTTAGTCATAGTATTGGAGTCAACGGTGAGAGCCTTAAAGATCTAGTAGTATACTGTGCTCGTGTCAGTAACCCTGCATCTCAAGAGGCTGGTGAGAATGTGGATAGACTTTGGAACTATCTAAAACGACACAAGCACTGGAGCCCCTTTGAAATGGTCAACATCTGTATGGAGATCAACTGTCCTAGAGATATTGCTCGTCAGATCTTGAGGCATCGTTCGTTCTCCTTTCAGGAGTTTAGTCAAAGGTATGCTGATCCTATTGAAGCCTTGACATTTCAGCTCAGATCTGCTAGACTCCAAGACGAGACAAACAGGCAGAACAGTATACCTGTAGATGATATATCACTTCAGCACCTATGGGTTAAGCAGCAGAATAGAGTCAAGGATGTAGCTATTACTGCCTATCAGGCAGCGGTTGATCGGGGTATCGCTAAGGAAGTAGCGAGGTCTGTGTTACCTGAGGGGTTAACTATGTCCCGTTTATATATGAATGGTTCCCTTCGTAGTTGGCTTCATTGGATTGAAGTCAGGGAGAATGAAGATACGCAGCTCGAGCATAGGGAGATTGCTCTTGAGGCTAAAGAGATTATAGGAGGATTGATTGAATGAATATTTTCCGAGTGGATAACAATCCCTTCAGGGCTGCCGAGATGCTATGCGATAAGCATGTAGTTAAAATGGTACTTGAGACTGCTCAGCTTCTAAGCTCAGCTCATCACATGCTCGATACCCCCGTAGCCCCTAAGGTATACAAGCTAACCCACAAGAACCATCCGTGTGCGTTGTGGGTTAGAAGTTCCAAACGGAACTACTCTTGGACGCTTAAACATTTCATGGCTTTACTTCATGAGTATACATATAGGTATGGTAAGACGCATAAAAGTGCTAGGCTTCTTCCTTACTTTTGTCAGAGCAATGTGCTACCTATTAAAGAATCAAGGGAAACTGATCCACCTCAGTGTGTATACGATGACTGTAAAGATGATGATGTAGTTAAAGCATATCAGAAATATTACGCAGCACGAAGCAAAGAAATTGATATGCGATGGACTAAAAGGGAGGTACCTAAATTCATGCGATAGGGGCTTGACAACCTGCCGATCCTCTGGCATAATAGGGGGACTGGATGTGACCAGTGATCACTTAAATAATTATAATAAATATAGGAGAACTATATGGCAACAGTATTTGGCACCGCTAAGTGGGCTTATATCCAAACGCCTAATACAAAATTTGAACCTCAATGGACTATCGACGTAGCACCTGATAGCCCCGAAGAACTTGAAAAATTCAAGGCAGCAGGGCATCGTATCAAAGAAGCTGACGGCTTGGAGTATGTAGTATTCAAGCGTAAAGTGCATGGTGCTAACGGTAGACCGAACCAGCAACCACGACTTGTGGATGCACACAAGAATCCTATCGACGTACAGGTTGGTAATGGTAGTAAGGTCTGTGTTCAGTACAATGAGTACTCTGGCTCAGGTCGTTATGGCCCGTACCAAGGTCTTGATCTCAAGGCAGTACAGGTACTGGATCTTGTTGAGTTTGCTGGTGCAGACGGTGATGAGTTTGAAACCTTTGATCCTGATGATGAGTTCTAAAAAGCTACGTATGGTACCGGAGTACCGCCACCTCCCCAAGGTTGACTAACAGCTAGGCTGAGTCTTTATGGTAAAGGTTAGCAGGGTTCGACTCCCTGACGTAGCTCCCTTAAGGATGCTGGCTCTCCTTATAAACCAGCACCCATTAACAACAATAAGAATAAATCTATGGAACAATTTACACTGGATGGTGTCACTCGTAACACAGAGGATTTGACACCAGAACAACGATCAACTCTTGAACAACTTCAATTCACTCAACTCATGTCTCAAAGTCTTAAGGTAGCTTTCGATGCTTTGGCTGAGGATCTGCGTGTCTCACTGACGCTGACAGATTCTATGACTGACCATGCACCTGAAGGTATCATTGTACCTGATCATGTCAATTAATAAAGACGGCTTTGTTAAAGTACATCAGCCCTGTCCTTGTGGGCAGGGTTCTGATAACACTGGCATCAATGCAGATGGTTCTGCCTACTGCTTCACATGCTCTAAATACTTTAAGAACTACGGGGACGTTGATAGCTTGGAAGAAAAACAAGAAACAGTAATTCAATTCTCTGATCAGGGTGAATTTAAAGATATCCCTGATCGTAAGATCTCTGAAGAAACCTGTAAGACCTACGGTGTTAGAGTCATTGAGGGTTCTAATGGGATCATTCAACATATCTATCCTTACTTCGCTGACTTTAATACAGAGGTAGCAAGGAAGATTCGTTATACTCAGAACAAAAGTTTCACATTTAGTGGTGCTGCTGGTGAAGCTCATATGTTCGGTTGCCAAGCCTTTAAGGCTGGCGGTAAATACTTGACTGTTTGTGAGGGTGAGCTTGATGCTATGGCTGCTCACCAAATGACAGGTAATAGATGGCCCTGTATCTCCCTTAAGAACGGAGCATCGGGTGCCCCTCGAGATTTCAAACGAGACATTGAGTACCTTGAATCGTTTGACAACGTAATACTTTGCTTCGATATGGATAAGCCGGGACAGGAAGCTGCTCGGAAAGTTGCAAAGCTACTGAAGCCGGGGAAATGTAAAGTAATGAAACTCCCCGAAGGTTTCAAAGACGCCAACGATATGCTGATCAGGAATGAATCACAGCGTTTTGTCCAGTGTTTTTGGAACGCAGAGACATACACTCCCTCAGGGATTGTTAATGTCACTAACTTCAAAGAGAAGTTCTTCACCGAAGAAAGTGTAGAGAGTATCCCTTATCCTTGGGATGGGCTCAATCACAAGTTGGATGGACTGCGTAAGAAAGAACTGATCACCTTAACTGGTGGTACTGGCTTAGGTAAGTCTTCTGTTACTCGTGAGCTTGAGCACTGGCTGCTTACTACTACCGATGAAAAGGTAGGAGTCATGGCCCTAGAAGAAGATTGCAAACGGACTGTGATGGGTATTGTATCTATCGAAGCCGAATCCCAGCTCTTTAGGGACAAAGTAAGACAAGCATATCCCGAGGCTAAAATACATGAGCACTACACTAAACTCTTTGAAGGCCCTAATGCGGATAGGTTATTTGTTCATGCTCATCTGGGCATCCAAGATATAGATGACATCTTCGCTAAGCTTCGTTACCTTATCATTGGCTGTGACTGTCAGTGGGTTGTAGTAGATCACCTGCATATGCTAGTCGCTGCTCATACTGAGGGTGACGAGCGTCGAACGATTGACGACATCATGCTGCGTCTCCGTAGCCTTGTTGAAGAAACAGGCTGTGGCATGGTGCTCGTCAGTCACCTTCGTAGAACCAGTAATGACAAAGGACATGAACAAGGTATTGAGGTTAGTCTCTCTCATCTGAGGGGCTCTCAAAGTATTGCACAGTTGAGTGATACGGTTATCGCCCTTGAACGTAACCAGCAAGCGGATGATGCTAGGTTGGCAAATACTACAGTCCTTCGTGTCCTTAAGTCAAGACATACTGGTGATACAGGCAAAGCTTGTAACCTTTACTACGATCCCGACACTGGTCGTTTGAGCGAAGTAGAGGACGTAGACGAATTTGATATCGAGGATGAAGGATGGCAACTAAAATGAAACGAATCCTATTCGATGCTGAAGGTGATGGACTTGAACCTACTAAGTTCCATTGCTTCAGCTTGATTGATGTTGATACTCAGGAAGTACAAGAGTATGGGCCAGAGAATCTTAAAGATGCCTTCAGTGTACTGGGGGATGCCGAGGTTCTGGTAGGTCACAATATTCTTGGTTATGATTTACCCCATACCCTTAAGCTCTATGGCTTCAACCTATATGACAAACATATTATTGATACCCTAGTGCTTTCGCGTCTCTTTAACCCAACCAGAGAAGGAGGACACTCACTAGAGGCGTGGGGTTGGAAGCTCGACTATCCAAAAGTTGAGCACGAAGACTGGGAAAATTATAGTCCTGAGATGCAACATCGTTGTACCGAGGACACCAAGTTGAACCTTAAGGTTCTCCGAGTCCTTGAAAAGGAAGGTAAGAAATTCTCTGGAGACTCAGTTGAGATGGAGCACAAGGTTGCTTTCATCATATATGAACAGATTAGTAATGGCTGGCTCTTTGATACAGAGAAATGTGAGGAATTGTTAGCGGCTGTTAGAGATGACCTCGGTCGTACCGAAGATAAAGTGCGCGAAACCTTCTTGCCAAAACAATTCGCTGAGAAAACTGTAGTCCCCAAAAGAAAGAAAGACGGTACGTTATCTAAGGTAGGGCTAAGGCCAGATGAATATGAACGCCTTAAAGCTAGTGGTTCCTTTGAGCCCTTTATCAGATACCGTACTCAAGTATTCAACTTGGGATCAAGACAACAGATCGGTATATGGCTTCAAGATTTTGGTTGGAAACCAACTAAGTTTACACCATCTGGAGAGGTGCAAGTAGATGATGCAGTGCTCTCGGAGATTACTGATATCCCCGAGGCAGATTTAATTAATCACTACCTGACCGTCACCAAGATTAAGGGTTTCTTAGAAAACTGGATTGACTCAGTGCATGAGGACGGAAGGCAACATGGGTATGTAAATCCTATGGGTGCTGTCACAGGGCGCATGAGTCATAGCAAACCAAACTTGGGCCAAGTACCTTCCGTAAGAAAACTCTACGGGCCAGAATGTAGAGAGTTATTCATAGTACCTAAAGGCTATAAGCTTGTGGGTATGGATGCTGATGCATTGGAGCTACGTATGTTAGCTCACTATATGAATAACCCTGACTACACTGAGGCAGTAGTAAACGGTGATAAAGATTTAGGTACTGATGCTCATAGCGTGAACATGAGGGCGGCTGGTCTGACAGATAGAGACCAAGCAAAGACGATGTTCTATGCTGTAGCATATGGTGCTGGTGACACTAAGATGGGTAAGATCATTGGCGGAACACGTAAGGATGGTAAAGCCTTAAAGCATAAACTATTCGCTGGTCTCCCTGATCTTGGAGATCTCATCACTCGTATACAAACTGCTGCGGCCCGTGGTTTTATTAAAGGACTTGATGGGCGGTTGATAAGAATCAGATCTATCCACTCAGCCCTCAATACCCTACTTCAAGGGGCAGGTGCTATTTATATGAAGCGTGTATTAGTTATCCTACATGAGAAAACTAAAGAAGCTAACATAGATGCTAAGCTTGTGGGTTCAATTCATGATGAATACCAGTGGGAAGTAAAGGAAGAAGATGTTGAAGATTTCATCCCCATAGCACAAGCCGCATTTGTTGAAGCTGGGGAATATTATAATCTCAGATGTGCCACTAAAGGTGACATAAAAGTTGGGAACAACTGGCGAGAAACCCACTAATGAAGTTTAAACGAGCTATACAATATTTAAAAGGAGAAATAAATGAGTAACCCAAAGAAAGAGAAGTACCTTGAGCGCCTCTATCAACAACGAGAGCAGCTCCAAGATAGACTAGATCAGGTTAATGCCGAGATCATGAATCTAAATAACCCTGTGTCTGTTGATATGACTGAAGAAGAACTTGAAGCAGAGCTTGGATACCCTGTCAATATC